GGCGGTTCTGGCATCGTCTATGTCAGGTTCAAAATCTAAATAAATCACACAGGAGAATAAACAATGTCAGCACAATACTTCGCACAAATCGACGACAACAACGTAGTAACCCATGTCGCTGTAGTGCAACGAGAGTTCCTTGAAGCGAACCCTCAACGCTATGAGGGTCGTTGGGTTGAAACTTTTTTTGATACTGAGGGTAAAACTTATGCTGGTATCGGATACACATACGATGAGGTGTCACAGGATTTTGTTGCGCCTGTAATGCCTGAGGTTGAGGTTTAGTTATGTCCGCTAGGTTGATGGGTTATGTTTCAGCAAGCAACACACCAACTTTGGTTGCTGCAATTTCAGGATATGGTGTTGCTACGGGTGGAACTTCATCAACTATTACTATTAATGGTCAAAGTTATACTTTGTTAACATTTACCTCAGATGGAAATCTTGTTGTTTCTACTGCTGGTTATTTTGATATTTTGATGGTTGGTGGCGGAGGTGGTGGCGCTGGTAGTGGTGGTGCTGGAAACAATTATGAACAAGGCGGCGGTGGTGGAGGTGGTGTTTTAGTTGCCTCGGGAGATTATGGACTTTTACTAGATACTGGTACTTACGCTGTTGATGTTGGCGCAGGTGGTGGTGCGGGTGTTGCTGGTGCGAAAAGCGACATAACGATTAATTTGTTAAGAACACCACTTATTAACGGTGGCGGTTTTGGTGCATATCGTGGCATTACTGGTGGTGCTGGTGCGAATGGTGGCGGTGGTGCATATAACACAACAGCAGGTGGTGTGGGTAATCAAACAGCATCAACAACAGGAACTATTAACAACGGTTTAATTCGTTATAGCGGTTATTCTGGTGGTACTGGTAGTAATGACGCAGGAGGCGGTGGCGGTGGTGGTGCTGGTGGTGCAGGTTCGGCTGCTGTTGCTCAAAACGGTGGTGCTGGCGGTAACGGTGTTGATATAAGCGCATTTATTACTGGCGCAACATATTATGCTGGCGCAGGTGGTGGAGGAGGCGGTGGCACGGGTGGTGGTGCAGCAAGCCTTGGTGGTGTTGCAGGTAAAACATCTGGCACAGGCAACAATGGCGTAAATTATGGTGCTGGTGGTGGTGGCACATATTCCGCATCTTTGGGTGGGGCAGGTGCAGCAGGTGTTATCTATGTAAGGTTTAGAAATTAGTTATGGAACGACAATACTTTGCACAAGTTGACGACAACAACATTGTCACAAAAGTTGCTGTTGTCACACGAGAATTTTTAGAAGCAAACCCTAACCGCTATACAGGTAAATGGGTTGAAACATTTTTCAACACCGAAGGCAAGGTTTACGCTGGTGTCGGTTACACCTATGACGCTGTGAACGATGTGTTCGTAGCCCCACCAGCCCCAGAAGTAGGAGAAAACAATGAAAATCAGTAAACAACAAAAAGCAGCACTACAGTCATATTTCCGTAGCGTTGTCGCTGCTGTCGTTGCTGTTGCCGCTACAGGTAACTATGCGCCAGACGACCTAGGTAAAGCAGCAGTTGCTGCGTTGATTCCACCAATTTTACGTTGGGCTAACAGTAATGACCCTGCGTTTGGACGGGTTGTACAAAAATAATGCCATTAGTGGTTGCACCTATAAAGTTTTGCAGCCATCTAGCAGGTAAAAAACCCAGTCAAGTTACACCAGATATTTTGCGTAAATGTTCTGGTGGTGGCAAAATGGAGTTATGTGCTGCTGATGCGTGGGATGCGATGGTTGCCGCCGCTGCTGCGGACGGCATCACTTTAAAACCAACCAGCCTAGGTGACCAGTTTCGTAGCATTGAACAGCAGAAGACAGCGTTTCTGCAACGTTATAGAAAAGAACCTGTTGCTAATTCTACTAGTAGGACGTGGAATGGTCAGAAGTGGTGGTTGAAGCGTGGGTTTGCGCCTTTGGCTGCACCGAATGATGACCCTAAGACTTGTAGCCGTCATATGCTTGGTTTGGCTGTTGATGTTGCAAACGCTAGTGGTAAAGTTTTGAAGTGGTTGCAGGATAATAATGAGAGGTTTGGTTTTAGTCACGAGGTTCAGTCTGAGCCTTGGCATATCCGCTATGTTGCTGGGGATGATGTTCCTAGTGCGGTTTTGGAGTTTTTGCAACAATCTAAATAACAATCTGTTAGGATGGTGTTATGCGTAAATGGTTTGTAGCCTTTATTGTCGCATGTCTGGTTGTGCCAATCAGTCATGTTCATGCTGTATCTAGAGAGTTAGTTGGTAAGTGTGGGCATTGGTTGGATGATGCGTTGGATGTAGGTTGGTCTAGAAGTGATTTATCTAAACTAGATTATATTATGTGGCGTGAGTCACGTTGTTTTCCTAGGGTGTTTAATTCATCTGACCCGAATGGTGGGTCTGGTGGTTTGCTGCAAATTAACCAGTTTTGGTGTTTACCTAATAAATATAATCCTAGTGGTTGGTTGCAGTCGCAGGGGATTCTTAATTCGTGTAAACAGTTGTTGATTCCTAGGGTGAATTTAGAGGCTGGTTTAGCGATTTTTGAGTATTCGGAGGAACGTAACGGTAATGGTTGGCAGCCTTGGGGTAAATAATGGAATTAAATGAACTGTTAAACGAAGCAGAGTTTCGTAAGTGTCGTGGACCTGAAAACGCTAATGTTGATGAACAGTTGGCTGCGTTTACATATTTTTGTGAAAAGTATTGGTTTGTTAAACATCCGCAAAAGGGACGTATTTTGTTTAAGTTGCGTCCAGCACAGATTGAAACTGTTCATACTTGGATGAGTGAACGTTACAGTATTGTTTTGAAGGCTCGTCAGATTGGTTTCAGTACTTTGGCTGCTGCCTATAGTTTTTGGTTGGCATATTTTTTTGCTGACCGTTTTATTGTTATGTTGTCACGTACTGAACGTGAATCTGTGAAGTTGCTATCCAAGGCTAAGTATGGTTACAAGTTTTTGCCGCAATGGTTTAAGTTGCGTGGTCCGCAACAGGTAACTGAACATCAACTGAAAATGGTGTTTGATAACGAGTCCGCCATAGAATCATTACCTAGTAGCAATGACCCTGCTCGTGGCGAGTCGGTGTATTTGGTTATTGTGGATGAATGGGCGTTCTTACCTAATGCTGAGGAAGCGTGGGCTTCTATTGAACCTGTTACTGACGTTGGTGGTCGTGTGATTGGTTTGTCTACTGCTAATGGGTCAGGTAATTTTTATCACGAGTTGTGGGTTGGTTCTCAAACCAACGCCAACAAATTTAAAGGCATCTTTTTTCCTTGGTCCGCTGACGGTGAACGTAATCAGGATTGGTATGATGCTAAAGCGGCTAACATGCATCCTTGGCAACTACATCAAGAATATCCAACATTTCCTGAGGAAGCGTTTATTAAGTCAGGTAATCCTGTTTTTGATATTCAAATGTTGGATGACATGTCTATTGTGGAACCCAGTAGAGGTTATTATCATTTGTATTCTGATGGGAATGGTGAGTTTCGTTATTCTGAGAATGGCGAGTTGCATGTTTGGGCTATGCCACAGAAGGAATCTGTTTATGTGATTGGCGCTGACGTTGCTGAAGGTTTATCTTATGGTGACTATAGTTCTGCGCATATTATTGATGCACGTAGCGGTGTTGTTGTTGCTACTTGGCATGGTCGTATTGAACCTGATTTGTTTGGTGAAATGTTGGCTGAATTAGGTTGGTGGTATAATACTGCGTTGTTGGGTATTGAGAATAATAATCATGGTTTAACTACTCTTAAGGCTGCTCAGAAGCATGGTTATAAAAATCTTTATAAGCAGCGCCGTTTGGCGCATGTTCGTCCTGAGGCTACGGATATTTTGGGTTGGCGTACTACGGCTACTACTAAACCTTTGGCTATTGACGAGTTGTCTGCCGCTATGCGTACTGATACTGTACAGATTTATGACCGTTTAACTATTGCGGAGTTGCGTACTTTTGTTCGTAAGGAGAATGGTAAGATGTCTGGTAGTCCGCATGATGACCGTGTGATTTCTTTGGCTATTGCTAATCAGATGTTGAAGTATGTTTGGTTGCCTGAGTATCGTCCGTCTAGTAAGCCGCCTGAAAATAGTTTGTTGTGGTGGGAAAAACATATTTTTGGTGGTCGTAAGGCGGAAAAAACACCGATTGGCGCACATAATGTGCGCAGTCAGACTCCTTTTAGGTAGTTTGGGAACAGGAAAGTGTTATTAGATGACAAATTTTACTTGTGAAGAGTGTTCTAGAGAGTTTTATGATGAACAATTGCCCCATCGTGGCGCAATTTGTTTCGGCTGCCATATAAAAAGTGTCCGTCTAGGGTTTACTTACGGCAAAGACAACTTTCATGGGGATACTATTGCTGAGAAACAACGCAAAATTGTGTCGGATGCCGCTATTAATGGGGTTCAGGCTGAACCTGTGACTAATTGGATGTAGTATGGAAGCCATTATTGTACCTATTATTGTGGCGGTTATCACAGGTCCAGTAGTGGTTGTTTTAAACAAGTTACGTTCAGAAAATACTAGCCAACATGCAGAATCTAGGGACTTGTTGCAACAGGTTGCTGATAAAGTTGATAGTGTTGGCACTAAATTGGATGAACATATCGGGTGGCATAAAGGTAAGGATGTATAATGGCTAAGAAAAACTTGTCTGATTATTTGGCTCAATCCAAACAACGTATTGAATCCAGTCGTAAGTGGCGTAAAGAAGATGGTTATGATGGTACTTGGCGACGTATGGTTGACATGTATAAAGGTCGCCATTTTGATGACTACAAAACCGAAGACCGCATGTTAGTTAACATTTCGTTTTCAACAATCAACGTTATTTCTCCAAGTATTTCTGTAAACTATCCGAAGATTACTGTCAATGCTGTTAATCCCGACAATGCTGCTCAGGCTGTTATCGCTGAAGCGGTTGTAAACTATTGGTGGAAGCATCGTGATATTCGTTCACATTTCCGCCGTGCCGTCAAAGACATGTTAACTGTTGGTCATGGCTGGATGAAAGTTGGTTACCGTTTCGTTGAAGAAGAAGACACTCAAGGTGGCGACACGGAAGTTTCTGACGCTGTTGAAGGTGGAGAGTCAACACCAACTAGTATCATTTTGGAGGATAGCCCGTTCGCTGAACGGGTTTCCCCTAATGATGTTTTTGTTGACCCAGACGCAACAAGTATGCACGATATTCGTTGGATTGCGCAACGCATCCGCCGACCAATCAATGACGTAAAGCAAGATAAACGTTACAACAAAACTGCTCGTGAACAAGTTAAAGTTATGGCAGTCAGCCGCTATGCGGATGACCCGTCACGCAAAAAAATACATGACAAAAATGCTGGATACGCAGAAATTTGGGAATTTTACGATATAGCCAGCAACATGATGAGCATTTTTTCTGAACAGGGCGAAAACTTTTTAGTTAAACCAATCAAAATGCCGTACTCGTTTGGTCAACCTTTTGTAATGTTGCGCAACTATGAAATCCCAGACCATTTCTATCCTATGGGTGACCTAGAAAGTATTGAACCGTTGCAGAAAGAGTTGAACGAAACACGTTCACAGATGATGAATCATCGTAAAAAGTTTGCCCGTAAATATTTGTATAAAGAATCTGCTTTTGACCAGTTGGGTCGCACCGCTTTGGAATCAGATTTAGATAACGTTATGGTTCCTGTTATTTCGGATGAAAGTTTGGGCAGTGTTGTCTCTGCTTTCCCAGCGGTTATTAACCCACCAGAGTTCTATAATCAAACTAATCTAATTGTTGGTGACATTGACCGTATTTCTGGTGTGACAGAGTTCCAACGTGGCGGCGTATCGGAGATTCGCCGCACCGCAACCGAAACATCGTTGATGCAAGATGCCGCCAACGCTAGAACTTCCGACAAGTTGGCTACTGTTGAGCAGGCTATCGCCGAAATTGGTCGCCGTATGGTTCAGTTGGCTCAACAATACATGATTGGTGAACAGGTGGCACGTGTTATGGGCAAAGACGGTGAACCTGTTTGGGTTAACTTTGACCGTGACTATTTGCAAGGCGATTTTGATTTTGAGGTTGCTGCAGGTTCAACCCAACCAGCAAACGAGTCGTTCCGCCGTCAAATGGCATTGCAGATGGTTGATGCGCTTGCACCATTCGCTGGTGCAGGTATTGTTGACATGGGTAAACTCGCTGCCTATGTGTTGCAGATGGGTTTCGGTGTGAAGAACCCTGACGAGTTTATTAATGCTGCACCACAACAACAGGGTATGCCTGGTGGTCCTGCTGGTGCTGCGGGTGCGCCACCTGCCAGCCCTGAGGTTGAAGCAATGTTGGCTGCCCAACAACAGCAATCACCACTACCACCACAATAGGTCACCAGACATCTTAGGATGCGTTTTAACGCATCTAAACCAGCGGGGGGTATCCACCATACCCCCCGTTAGGGAACGCCCATTCTAGTATTAGAACAACCATTACGGATTCTAGGAGAAATATGAGCGATGAAATCGCAGCACAGTCAGCGGAACCAGTTGAAGGGTCACCCACATCTGATAGTGTAGTCACACAAACACCCGATACACCTACATTGAACGTACAGGAATACTCTAACTATAGAGTTCCAGTTAAGTTGGATGGAGAGGAATTGCAAGTCCCTCTTAGTGAGGCTATTGCAGGTTATCAACGTCAAGCCGATTATACTCGGAAAACGCAAGAATTGTCTCAGCAACGTGAAAAAATAGAATTTGCTTCAACACTTCAAGCCGCTTTAGAGAATAATCCAGCAGCGACACTCAGTTTATTGTCTCAACACTATGGTGTGCAAAACACTCCACAGGTTGACCCAATAGAGGAAGAATCTTTAACTCCAGAGGAACGTAAGATTCGTGAACTTGATAAACGTGTAGCATCGTTTGAGGAATTTCAGAATCAGCAACAGATTGAAAAAGAAATTGCTGGTTTGCAAACCAAGTATAGTGATTTTGATGTAAAAGAAGTTGTGTCAAACGCTTTGCGTATGAATACAACCGATTTAGAAGGCGTGTATAAGCAATTGGCTTTTGATAAAATTGTGGCACAGTCCAAGTTAGAAGCAGCAGCGAAGGAACGTTTGAAGCAAGCCGATGATGGTGTGCTTGAAGCGAAACGGGCTGCTAGTGTGGTGTCGGGGGGTTCTTCGGCTACTAGTTCTACTACGACAGAAAAGGTTGCCCCAATTAAGTCTGTGTCTGAGGCTTGGGCTGCCGCTAAACGTCAAATGGGTGCAAATTAACCATTTAACAACTATTATTATAAAGGATTATAATGTCTAACGTAAACTTTGATGCGTTGCTTTCAACAACGCTCGCTAATTACCGTGACCAGTTGACAGATAACGTGTTTACAGACCGAGTTCTGACGAACCACCTTATGTCAAAGGGTCGCATCCGTATGCTTAACGGTGGTACAAAAATTGTTGAGCCACTTATTTACGGACAAAACTCAACTGTGGCTTCGTACTCAGGTTACGACACCATTTCGTTGACAGCACAAACAGGCATCACTGCTGCTGAATACGACTGGAAGCAGTACGCTGCTTCAATCGCAATCAGCGGTATTGAAGAAGCGAAGAACAACGGTGAACAAGAAATCATCAACTTGTTGGAAGCCAAAATCATGCAGGCTGAAGAGTCAATGCGTGAAGGTTTCAACGACATGTTCTACGCAGACGGAACTGGCAACAGCGGCAAGGACTGGAACGGT